GTCGGGCATAGCACGAAGATCAATCAGAGTGCGGTTGCGTTCATAATCATCCTTAACGCGGTGTTCAACGCCCTCATGATCGACCCACTTCTGCAAGAGAAAGTTATTCCACTTGAAGCCCTGCTTTACGCGATCTTCAAACGCATCACGAATGCCGATAGTGTTCTTAGAACCCTTCTCACGAGCGCCCGGATATGCACTGAACACGTTGTCAGTTGCGTCACCACGAATAATCTTCTTGAACAGCAAATACTCAGGGTCTTCAAGCAACTTAGGCTCGCCAGTCTTCTTGTCCTTGATGGGCTTACCGCGATCATTGAAGTAACCATCAATTGTGATAAGCTGGTTAGCAACACCGTTGTATTGCTTTACATTCTCGCTGATAAGCTGGACAAAGTCACTGTCACTAGAAATAATGAAGTGTTCATCGTTAGGATGCAAGTCAATGAAGCGGGCAATGATATCGTCTGCTTCTGCATTGGGAACACGCAATACGCTAGCGTTAGTCTTCTCACGCAAGTAAGTAGTGAAAACATCATACGTTTCCCAAAACATCTGATTTTCTTCTACTTCACGCTCGGTCATTGCGCTTTCGTCAAGCTTGCGATGAGCCTTGTAGCGGGGATAGAACTCCTTGCGCCAGCTACGACCCTCAAGACAGAACACAACATGGTCAATGCCATACTGGCGAACGATCATATTGACGGACGACATAGTAAGATGCATAGCCATGCCAATCTTCTCCCAAGTGTCAGTGTTACGACTAGCAACGTGACGGGCGCGGAAGAAAGTGTTAGCAGTGTCAATAAGAGCGTATTTCATGTAGAATCCTGTCTGTTAATATACGCATATTATACTTTTTTGCGCTTTTTGTCAAGCTTTATTTTATCAAGGAAATGATCTGGGTTTTGATCAATTGTGGAAAATGTTCCTGCATGTTCAATCATGTAGGGGAGAAACTGCGGCTTAACTTTCTTGATAGTATCATAGGGATAGTTTACAACAGCGTTGGCAATAAAATATTGAAGGTCTTCGATATCAATGTTGTATTTTGGATCTAACCACTCTAGTCTCTTGTCACTGAACAATGACATGCGAAACCTACGCCACTCTGTTTTGACAAAGTTTTCAAGGTCCTTAATTTGCTCTGTGCTACCATAATACAGATCAACAAAGGTTTGTGGCGAGGCGACTGCCCTAGAGTATTCCAAGAGACGATCAGCAGGTTCGGCTCTAGTAGTAATACCATATCCAAGCACAAGAGTTTGTGCTTGGACAATGATATACATCCACGAGTTATCAGAGGGTAGAGTTTGCAATTTTCTGCCTCATTGAAAGGGGGAGAGAATCGTAAATGTCATGCCGAGTAGTAGGAGTGGGAGCATATACATACGCAGTTGCATCACTCGTAATCGGATGAGTTCCGCCCAACCTCTTATAAATCTTAGACACGATTGCAAGAGCGCAGTTGTCGGCGGGAGCGCCGCCCTTACGACCTTGTAGTTCCATCCAAGTCTTGTAGGTAGCAGAAGTGACAGTACGCAACTGATTCATACTAACAAAGAACGTTTTGATGATTGCATGGATATCGTTCATGAACTGGTCATATTCCTTACCCTTAAGCGGGACACCTGCAAGATTAAGACCCCTATAGAGATTTCCATAAAAACCAAACGCAGCAGAATCCAATGCAGTTCCGTGCCAGTACTTATTATTGGTCTTCATGATAAATTCGAACTCACCCAATTCAGCTTCATCGTAACCGGCAATATCTTCTACACGAGAAGTAGTTCCTGCCATACCCTGTTGCGGATGCTTCTTGGGGAGAGGAACTGCATATTCGCGCTCACAAATCTTCTGCTTCTTAGCAGCAAGTGCATATTTGTCCTTAGGACCGGCATCATTATAAAGAGTGAAGCTACGGACGTAAACGCGGTGATAGTCGTAGGGTTCCCAAGGCTTGCTGCCTTCGCCGTTACGATATAGTGCTGCACGGGCAGCAAAGCTTTCTTCGTCGGTTTCAATAATCCAGCAAGGATAAGGGAAATCTTGCCAGTTAGATTCGTCATATCCTTCGAAAAGACCGCTTCGTACCATTGCGGTTACAGTAGTGGTTCCATGCATAGTGTCGAACAGCAGAAGGTCTCCACTATTCATTACATTAACAACGTATGCCGGGCTAGTGAGCCTAGGATCAAACTTAGACAGTACACTGGTGCAGTGCGCGGAGTCTAAAAGTCGCTGGACTTCTTCTGGAACAAGAATACTCTTTAGGGGCTTCATGACACCCTTTGGAATTGAGTTAGGATCAAACTTAATACCGTTTGCCTTATAGAAATTAACTGCCTTCATGAAATCTGTATCAGCTAGCAATTCATCAGACAGTTCAGCCAATGTTTTGTTTACCAAATCGGCCTTCTTCTTTGCTAGCGGATTTTCAATAGTACTTAGGTCAACCTTAAGGTTACTCTTAGTGAAGGAAATCTTAGTTTTGGTAGTCATGATATGTTCCAATGATATTAAACAGTATGTTTAATATACGACTATTTTACAGAAAAGTCAACCAAAAATATCCAATTAGCTAACTTCGGTGTAGCCGTTACCCAAATCACGCTGTTGAATAATACGAACATCGTCACGCTTTGCTGGATCGGCTTGTTCTTGCTCATATACCTCAAGCGCAATGTTTCGACATACAGTTTGGAACCAACGATCTACAATTTGTGCGTCGGTATCGTCTGCACGAATCTTATAACCCTGCTTAACGAGATTGACAACAAACTTGTCGTTCCAATCAAGTTCAAAACTGCCATTGTTGATATCAGCAGGATCAAGGTCAACGCTTAGGATAGCGATATAAGGTTCGCCTGCTGCCGTTGCCTTTTCCTTAGGACTTAGTTCTTTCTTCTTAGGTGCCTTCTTTACCTCTGGCACAGGTTCAGGAACCGGCTCTGGGGCTGGACTGAACCACTTTTTAATTGCGTCAAACATGTTTTTACCTCTGTATAGTATATATCTGCTTTTTACCGTCAGTCACTATAATCGTTCCGTCAATCCACTGCGGGGGAGGACGATTAGACCAACGCAGCAAGTCGGTCTTGCCGTAGTTGTAATAGTTGCGATAGTTGATAATTGGGTCCAAACTAATGATATACTGCTTGTCCATGCAAGACGGCATCTTGGTCATCATTTTACTTTGGGGAATGTTATTAGGAGTTTGCTTTAGTACTGACTCTAACTTATCAATAGTAAGGTGAGTACGACCATAACGATAGGTATACTCACGACCAAGAGCCAATAAATGAGAATAAAGCCAATTATAATTAGCAGCAGATTCACGCACCCAGATGGCTGACGGATGATTACGATGAGTAGAAGCGTAAATAATAGTATCTCTAGCATCAGGAAGTGTCCACTTCGTCGTCTTGCGGCCCTTATCATTCTTGCCAACAATCATTTCACCATCAAGAACACGATGGGCAGTTGATAGGAGCTGTGCTGTCTCAAGAATCATTTTGACAACATGGCGGTCAACCATATTGCGGGCAGCAACCTCAGGGTCGTAGTCTGTGTAAAATATATTCATGTTACCACTCTATCATAATTAAACAATGTTGTCAACCTTTAAAAGCTGATCCATAGTATATAGGTTTGCCATATAGCTGGAAACATCTTCTAACACACTAACAGCAGCGTCGCCTGGTCTACGAGGACCATACTTGATATCAAAGAAAGTGTCGTTGACTTCTTGAAACTTGTTTACAATCTCTCTAACAGTATAGCCTACGCCATGACCTAACGATTCTACTTTATTAGCAGGTTTCTCAATTGCTAGCTTCAACGCATGACAAATTTCGTTTACATGAACATAGTCCCGAATTGCCGTACCGTCATGGCTCTGCTCATAATCTTTACCATAGATAGTGAATTCATCTGTATCAACCGCTTTGATGAGATTATACATCAACCCGTCTGGATTTGTAGGCTTATAGCCATCAGTACCAATCACGTTATAGAATCTAAAGATTGTGTAGGGAATTGGCCTATGTGTAGTGCAATATTCACGAACAACATCTTCTGCCGCTCTCTTGCTGATACCATATGCGCTTTCGCATAGTTCAGCAGCACCAGTACTAGCAAAGATAAAGTTCTTTGTCTTTATCTTGTTGATCACGTTCATTGTACCGTTGATATTGGTAATATAATATTGAATGGGAATACGTTCACTCTCACCAACATTAACAAGTGCAGCAAGATGAATGACTGCATCGTATTCTTGATCAATAACAAACAACCGATTAATGTCAATCTGATGAAATTCTTTGACTGGATGTTGCGGCTCACGAATGTCTAACCCGTGAATCTCATACTCCCCTTCCAACATCTTGCATAGATGAGAGCCGATGTAGCCTGAGTTACCTGTAATTAAAATCTTCTTCATATTAAAATCCTTCAAACAGATTTGGTCCGACTGTTTCTTCTACTGGCTTAAAACACGGATCCTTAGACAACCAAGTGTCATTGTCAGTGTATACTACATGCAAGAACTTGTAGCGATTGCTCAACACGCTTTCAAAGTCTTCCCTTGCAAGATGATTGCGATTGAGGTCTTTGATGTAATCAGCATACTTAACGGTATCGTAAGTATTGATCTTAGCAGAATTATTGTTGCTACGCTTGACAACAAATTCGTCTAGAAACCTAATCCAACCTTCTGCCACTTGATCATCTAGGGACTTCACGTAGAGCAATGCCCCGGTTGCATAATGTGCATCGGGAGTAAGATTGTATTGCTGCTTGATAACTTCACCTGCATTGGCTAGTGAAGTCTTGTGATAGTATTTTGAATCAAAGTTATCAGACCAATCCTGCGTATCAAGGACAACGCAAGGCATATGTCCAAGACATTCTAAGAATGCAAACGGGTAGTTTTCACGTAAGCTTGGCATGAAGAAGACCTTGCAACTCTTGATAAAGTCTACCTTCTCTTGTCCAACAATGCCTGCCTTAATCACATAGTCAGTGATACCGTTTTCAGCAAATGCTTTCTCAAACTTCTTAGCACCATTTTTGTTGGTCATAACTCTTGCAGGAAGCTGACAATCCTTCATTGCACGAATATATGCATCTGGATTCTTACCTTCTTCCCAACGACCAATGAACAACACACCTTCACGCTCTCCGTTATTTTCTTCTAACAGACCGCGCTCACTCATAGGCATACGTAGCAGTTGACAGTTAGCAGCACCAAACTTAGTCAATTCATCAATGTTCTTTTGACTCTGCGTACCGATAATGATATCAGTGAATTCCATATGCTTGTTATAGAAGTTATGATAACTGTCAAGGAATACGTCCGTGAAGTTCTGCGCTTCGCGGAAGATCATGCTGTGTAAGTGAGTGTAGAACACTACTGGAATATACTTATTGACTGTCATTGCATATGCAGCGGTCATTGCTTCCTGCGTATTACAGACAATCATATCATATAGATTAGTTTCAAAACCCTTGAGAATAGCTTTTCGGAAGTTGATAATCTTTTCAAAGTTGATAGTGTCAGTAAACGCAAATGTTGCAGTGTGGTCAGTGTAACGCAATGGCTCATCTGGATAGATGATATTTGCACCTAGTTCTTTGATCAAATCATTAAACGCATTAGTAGGTGACTTGTCAAGAACAATATCAACTTTCCAGCCGATACGCTGACACATTTCAGTAAAGCCTTTGGCAAACTGACCAATCCCACCATGAGGGATAAAATGCTGATCACTGATTAGAAAAGCGATACGCTTGTGGTAAATCTTCACAGTTCTTTTTTCCTCTTTTCGGCGTCTTCAATCATCCACTGCCTAACTTGTAGACGGTGTAGGTGATAATCATAGTCAGAATTACTGCCTTTTGCATAATTGCAATCTTCGCATAGAATTTGTAGATTCTCAGGAGAAGTTCGCAGGTCCCAATAATGCCTGAGAGGTCTAATATGATCTATTTGTAGCTTTTCGACAGCCCCGCAATAAGCACATTCATTTCTTATATGGGCAAAGACATAATCTCGGGCTTCACGCCATTCACTTGACTGATAAAATTTAGCTAAAGTTTTGTCAAAGTTTTTATCTACTCCGAAAACCGGAGATATTGCTTTTATTTCTCCTCCCTTATCCATAAACTGCTTAACTAAATCAGTAGTATTAAACTTTGGACGTTTGCGTTTTCGGTAATACATTACGTAGCCCAAGCATTCTTAAACAATGGAACCTGCAACCGGTCACTATAGCGAATACCGTTCTTCATAGCAAGATCAGCGACAGTGCGATTGTTAAGATGATAAACACTTTCAACACCACCTACTGGCATGAAGTAAACAGGACCATAGAAGCCTGCGTCACGATACTGCTCAACTGCTGCTAGTGCTTCCTTAGCATCATCTTCTGTTGCAATAACAAACTTGAGATAGACATGACCAGCAGCTTGATAGCCTGCGACAACCTCAGGCTTGATAGCATCTTCTGCCTTCTCGCCAGAACAACTCAACTTAGCACTCACACTAAATGTGATTTCACGATCACGGTAATCCGAACCATAGCCAGTCTTGCCACCGTCCCACCACCATTGTTCAAGATAATCCAAGAATTCAGGAGTAAGCGGTTGCGTACCATTAGTCTCAAAAGTAATCTCGGAGAGACCCTTCATCTTTTCATGACTTAGAAGTTCTGGGTAGGCTCGTTGCCATCCGAGGAGTGGTTCCCCTCCTGTGATAACGAGGTGTTCTTCACGCCATTCTTTAAACGGTAGTAGTTCCATAATGTCGCTGACAATAGTATCAATGTCCCTGCTGGGAGAAAGATGCTTGAAGCGAGGATCCCAGGATGCGTAGGAATCGCAGCCCGTAGTGACGAGCGGGAGGG